CACGACAACGGTGGGTTTACCGTCGCGCTCGCTCGCCTGAAGAGTTCTCCGAGCTGGTTGGCCAGGACTATGCCGACGCAGTGCTGGAAGGCTACATCCAGTACGCGATGGCCGCCCTCAAGGCCTCGATCGGTGCGAACGCCAACATGGTCGCCACCGGCAGCTTCGCCACTGACGGCAAGAAGGTTCTGACCAAGGGCATGCGCAAATTTGGCGACCGATTCGGACGTATCGCGCTGTGGACCATGGATTCGGCCACCTACTTCGACATGGTGGATCAGGCGATCAGCGAGAAGATCTACGAAGAAGCGGGCGTGGTTATCTACGGCGGCCAGCCGGGCACCATGGGCAAGCCGGTACTGGTTACCGACACCCATCCCGCCGAAACCATCTTCGGTCTGCAGTCCGGCGCGATTCGCGTCACCGAATCCCAGGCCCCGGGCTTCCGCTCGTACCCGATCAACACCCAGGAAAACTTGGCGATGGGTTTCCGCGCCGAGGGCACCTTCAACCTGGATCTGCTGGGTTACAGCTGGGCCGACGCAACCGGCGGCATCAACCCGAACCTGGCCGCTGTGGGCGCTGGTGCCAACTGGGCCAAGTACGCAACCAGCGATAAGGCCACTGCTGGCGTGCTGATCGACCTGGGCACTCCGTAATCACGCATCGGGCGACTCGTAATGGGTCGCCTTGGAGATCATCATGGAACTGATCTACACCGCGCAGGCCTCCGGGTTCGAGCCGGGTAAGCGCTATCGCAATCCTCAGCACTTCGACCGCCCCGAGCCTGGCGTGAAGGCGGTCGTGATCGTAGGTGACTGGCCAAAGGTGGCCGACGCCTACGAAGATGCTGGTGCTGAAGTGACTTTTGTTGAGGCGCCGAAGCGTGTGGCCCTCGTTGAAGGCCCGGATCAAGCTGAGCTTGATCGCCTAACTGCAGAGCTGGCCTCTGTCGGGGTGATCGTCGAATCCTTCGCTGCTCAGAGCCTGGAGCGCCCAGAGGGCGAACTGGGCGAAACAGCAGGCCGCCTGTTCCAGGTGCTGGAGGCCGTTAATGCCGGCGTCGCCAGCCTGCAGCGTGAGCGCGACGGTGAAGTGCAGAAGGTTGCCGGCCTGGAGCAGGAGAAGGCAGAGCTGCTGAAGCACATCGAATCTCTCAAGGCGGCGAGCGCTGATCCCGAGGTCGAGGCGCTGAAGGTCAAGCTGGACCAGGCAGGCGTCACCTACCGCGCCAACGCCTCGAAAGAGTCGCTGCAAAAACTGGTCGACGAGCTCGACAAGAAGTAACACCGGGGCTGCCGCCCCATTCATTAAAGCGGAGGCCTGATGGCTATCTACATCACTGTGGCCGACGTGGATACCATCCTCGGGGCTGTCTGGGCGCCTGCTGAGTCGAAAGACGAGGCGGTATTCGAGGCGAACGCCTACCTGACCGCGCTCAACCTGGTCGGCATCGACATGGACGACATTCCCGACGATGTGACGCAGGCCGGCGCTCGGCTGGCCAAGTGCGCATCCCAGGGCAAGCTGTACCAACAGCAGACCGAGGGATCGCTTGAGGCCAAAACGGTCAAGGCTGGCTCGGTATCCACCAGCAAGACCTTCGGCTCGATCGACAAGACCAGCACGGCCGCACAGCCGGCCTGCGTGCAATTGGCCCTGTCCCTGCTCACGCCCTGGCGTAGCAATCCATTCGCCTTCGCAGTGAAACGGGGGTAGCCATGGGGTTGCGAGATGACATCCAGGTCGACCTGGCCGAGGCCTTCGACGATGACCTGGCTGATGCCGTGTCCGCATTCACTGGCACCTATATGGGGCCAGGCGTCCGGGATCCGGTCAGCGAGACCACCACGGCCCAGCCGGTGACCTATACCGGTCGCGGGGTGCTCGACTCATACGAAAGCCGGCGCATCGACAACATAAACATCAAGGTTGGCGATGTGCTGCTGATCTGCCTGGCCAATGAGGTCACGGACAAGCCTGCGGTGGGCCACCAGATCAAGGTCCTCGACCTGGTCACCGGCGAGCCGGCCGCATACCGCATTGTCACCGTGACCTGTGATCCGGCATCTGCGCACTACGAAGTCCAGCTGAGGAAGTGACCATGGCCAGGGGAAGAGGTTGGAGCACGCCGCCAAGCGCATTTGCCGGGGTGGTGGAAAATGCACTGACACAACGGTCCAGAGCGATTGCTATGGCAATGCTTGGCGAGATTGTCTACAAATCGCCAGTCGGCAACCCGAAGCTCTGGAAGAAACCGCCGCCGCCAGGCTATACGGGCGGAAGGTTCAGGGGCAGTCATATCGTAAGCATCGGCGCCCCGGTCTACACGCAGACAACCAAGATCGATAAAAACGGTGCGGAAACGGTGGCTGCAGGCGAAAGAATGCTCTCAGGCCTTGAGCCGTTTACTGTCATTTTTATCCAAACGAACTTGCCGTACGCCGAAAAAATCGAAGATGGCCACTCGACCCAGGCGCCGGGCGGTGTCTACGCCGTGTCCTTCCACGGCGTTTCTCAGGCCTACAGCTCATGACCTTCGAACAGATCCGCGCCATCGTCATTGGGCGCATGCAGCAGTGGGCCGGCATTCCGGCTGAGGATGTTGACCTAGAGCCAAATGGAGATACGCCTTTCGATCCTGCTGGAAGGGCCATTTGGGCCCGTCTTGCGGACATCCCCGGCCTGAGCAGCACGCCAGAGGTCGGCATCGGACCATGCGTGCGCCAGACCGGCATCGTCGTCATCCAGCTGTTTGTGCCCAGCTACAGCGGCACCCTGGCAATCACCAGGGCCGTAGACACTCTGGTCGCCCAGTTCCAGCACTACAGCGCGCCAGAAGGGCCGTTCGACTTCTTCGAGGCCTCCCCGCAGGTCGTTGGCGATGACGGCAACAACTGGTACCAGGTCAACGTGCGGGTGCCATACCGGGCCTACTGAGCCCGCCAATTTCTGCCGCAAGGCAACCAAACACGCAGCCTAGGCCCGTACAGCCGAACGGTGGATGTTCGTTCATCCGTCCGCCCCGGCTGCGTTTCTATTCGCCTGATGAACGAGGTGTCACAGATGATCGAGAGCAACGTCATTCCGTTTCAATACCAAGGCAGAGCCGTGCGCTTCAACAGCGACGGGTGGATCAACGCCACGGACGTAGCCAAGCGCTTCGGCAAGCGCCCGGTCGATTGGCTTCGCCTGCCCGCAAGCATCAGCTACCTCAAGGCTCTGGCGAGAGCACTGGGCCTGGACACCGAAGTGGGAAAATCTCACTTCGGTCTTGTCGAGGCAGTGAAGGGCGGCAAGGGTCAGGGTACCTGGCTCCACCCAAAGCTGGCCGTTGCGTTCGCTCGCTGGCTCGACGACGACTTCGCCGTATGGGCCGACCTGCACATTGACGCTCTGCTGCGCGGAGAGCTGAACGAGAAGCAGCAATTTGACCGAGCCTGCCGTGCCCTTGACGACGCGAAGGCCGTTGCAAGCCTGAGCGGTCGTGAACTGGCCCGCTGGCGCAACAAGAAGCCAGGCCTAGAGCATCAGGTCGAATACTGGCGCGACCAGTTACAAATGACCCTTGGGCTCGACGCGGCCTGATCCAAGCCCAACCAATGCACCGCCACATGGCGGTTTTTTTACGCCTACTTATAGGAGAAACACCCCATGTCGAGCGGTGCAAAAGTACAACTCGCCTCCATCAGAGAGGTGAAGCCTGGCGTGACGCCGGCCGGTGACTGGAAGGTGCTGACCCGCATCAGCAATGGCCTGATGCCGACCTTCAACTCGGAAGAGAACAACGAAATCGGCTTCACCCGCATGTCTCAGGGTACTGCCCAAACCACCGTGGACGTGGGCGGCGATATCGAAACCAAATGGCGCTTTGGTGCACTGGACGATTTCATGGCCTCCTGCTTCGGCAAGGACTGGGCCGGCAACGTCCTGACCATGGGCGACGACCGCATCACCTTCTCGATCGCATCCTACGCGACCGATATCGGTGTCTCGGCCATTGCTCGTGGCGTGCAAGTCGCCAACATGAACTTCGATTTCCCAGGCGACAACGAAGTCACGGTCACCATGACCATGGCGGCGCGCTCCTGGGACGACAAGGGCGACAACACGTCGTTCATCGTCAACGCGCAGCCCGAGGCAAGCCAGCGCCGGTTCAGCTTCAAAGACATCAGCGGCCTTAAGATCAACGGCGTCCAGGTGGGCGAGGACAACGCCTGCGTCGACAGCTTCAACCTGCAGTTCGACAACAACGTGCAAACCCAGCGCTGCATCGGCAACGGCAACCCGTACCCGGGCAACATCATTGCCACCACCTTCACCCCATCCGGCGCAATCACCATCAGCTGGTCGAAGATGGCCTACCAGCTGTGGAAGGCCCAGAAGACCAACGACGCGATCAGCCTGGAGTTCACCATCGGCAACGCCGACGGCGGCTACAAGTTCCTGATCCCCGAGATGGAAGTTACCGCTGATTGGCCTGATGGCGGCTCCACCGACATCATCCAGGTGGAACTGAATTACACGGCCCGCCGCGTGGCCCCGACCATCACCCGCCTGCCAGCGCCGATCGTTGTGGCCGCCGTGGATGTCACCCCGGCCACCCTGAGCCTGGCCGTTGGCGCGACTGGAGACTTGGAGGTCGTGGTCACCCCGGCCGGTGCCAGCCAGCAAGTCACCTGGACCAGCTCCGCCCCGGCCATCGCCAGCGTGAGCGAGACCGGCCTGGTCAAGGCCCTGACAGTCGGCACCGCCACCATCACGGCCACCAGCGTCGCAGACGGCACCAAGACCGATACCTGCGCTGTCACCGTCACCGCTTAACCCTTTGCCCGGCGCGCCCTGCGGTGCGCGTCGGGCCTTTTACCGCAGAGGAATACCATGGGCATCACCATCAAGAAGCCTGAGCTTGATATTGAGGGTCAGCGCTGGGTCGACTTTGCGCCAGGTGCAAAACTGCTTGTAGCGTCCTTCGGCAATCCGATGTTCAAGTCGCACAAGGCCATAATTCAGCGTCATCTGGATTCCATCGACCTTCAGACCAAAGCGGGAACCAAAGACTTCAGCCTGGACGCGGTGGCGGAGGTCGAGATCGAATCGGGCGATGACCTGTACTTTGAATTGGCAGCGCGACACTTGATCAAGGACTGGCAGGGTGTGGACGTTGCTGATAACCCTGGTGTCCCGGCCCAGTACACTCCAAAGCTCGGCGTCGAGCTGCTCAAGATGATGCCTGACGTTTACTGGATTGTTGTCCGGGCTGCCCTTGACATCATGACCAGGGCCAAGGAGCGGGCAGCAGAAACAGCGGAAAAGCAGTAGCGGCATATCGCTGGGGTAGGGACTGGGCCGGGCCGGAGAACGAGAAGAAGCGCTGGAAGCATGAGCGCCTCGGGCTGACTGCCCAGGAGGCACCGGTGATCGACGGCGTGGTTACCGAGATCCTTGAGGCCTATGGGCACATTGGAAAATCACGCCAGTACGTCGGCATGGTCGGTGCTCCAGCCCCAATTGCGCCAGCCGCGATTGCTGAATACCTCGATCGCTACCCATCGGTGATATGCCGCGAAGAGTTTGACGGCGCAATATTTGCTCTTGACGAGGAGTTCAGGAGGCGTTGGAGCCAGGAGCAGGAAAGCCAGATTGAAAAATCAAGAACTCAAAAGTCGCGCTGATAGCGCCAAGTCACGAGTGGGTGGTAAATTTAGCCATAGGCTCAGGAGGGGTTCATGGAGATTTTGATTGTTTGGCTGGCGATCGCCGCCTTGACAGCGTACTTCGCCAAGCAGAAAGGACGCAGTGCCGGCGCATGGTTCGCGCTTGGATTCCTGTTCTCGATCTTTGCCCTGATTGCCATCTGGCTTGTGAATCCAATCGGTGTTGATGACGCAAAAAGCATCCAGATCGCCAAAAAGTTTGGTTCATCCGCCAACTATCGGAAGTGCCCTTACTGCGCTGAGGTGGTTCAGCGAGAAGCCATCAAGTGCAAGCACTGCTCCTCAGACCTAGAGCCGGTCGTAGACTGAGCAGACATTCAACCGAAGCCCGCCAAGCGCGGGCTTTTTTGTGCCCGGAGTTTGTATGAACCAAGAGTCTCGCCTGGCGGTTACTATCGACTCCAGAGGTGCTCAGCGCGACGCGCGGACTATGACCAGGGATCTGAATTCCTTGGAGTCCGCCGGCAACCGTGTCGATCCAGCCATGGAAAGGGCAGAGGCCGGTATCCGCGAAATGGGTAATCAGGCGTCGACCAGCGCCTCAAGAGTTAGAGCACTTGAAGGCCAGACAGACCGACTTGCTTCGGCAGTCACTGGCCTGGCCGGGCCAATTGCAGCGGCATTTAGTGTTGCGAAAATTGCAGCCGCCGCTGAGCAGTACGTAAACCTGACAAATCGGCTGCGATTGGTAACTGAAAGTACAGAGCAACTGGCCTTTGCCCAGGAATCGGTTTACCAGGTCGCCCAGAATGCAAGGCAATCACTTGATGTGACTGCGCAGATTTATCAGCGAATTGCTCAGAATGCCAGGCAGTTAGGGCTAGATTTCTCTGATGTGGCAAGTGTGACTGAAACGGTGGCAAAGGCAGTTGCGCTGAGCGGTGCAAGCACTCAAGCGGCCGATGCGGCAATGGTTCAATTTGGTCAGGCCCTTGCCTCTGGCACGCTTCGAGGCGATGAATTGAACTCGATAATGGAGCAAACGCCGGCCCTGACCCAGGCAATCGCTCGCGGCCTTGGGGTAACGATCGGCCAACTGAGGGCAATGGGCGCAGAAGGTAAGCTGACATCCGAAGCAGTGGTTAAGGCCCTCCAAAATCAGAAAGACAAGGTCGACGAGCTAAGTTCGGCCATGACCCTTACCGTCAGCCAAGCTATCACCTCTTTCAATAACGCCTTGATCACCACGGTCGGCAGGCTGGACGAGGCTACCGGGGCAAGCAGTAGGCTAGCTGGCGGGATTGCAGCGCTTGCCCGCGCCATGGATGGGTTCAACTCCGGCGAGTTTCTGGACTTTTTCCGCAAGGACAAGCAAACCGTAGCCGGGCTGAACAACGAACTCAGCGTCACTATGGCCGGTATTCGTGACCTGCAGAATGCAAGGTCTAGGCTGGCAAAGGATAATCCGGCTGATACGGTCTTTTTCAAGTTCAAGTTCTACGACCGCGCAGAGATTGATGCCGAGATAAAAGAGCTAGAGGGAAAGTCCACTGCGATCAGAGCGATCGTAAGCAAGATGGAGTCGTCAGCGGCCGGAATTGGCGCCCAGAAGCCAAAAGGCGAAGAGCCGGCCACAGTCGTTAACGCTGAATACGAAAAAATGCTGGCCAGCCTGAAGAAGCAGGCCGCCCTACAAGGGGAAAACACAGAGGCAGCCAAGGTCAGGTATGCCATTGAAACTGGAGAGTTAGGCAAGCTTCTGCCAGAGCAGGAAAAGCTGTTGCTGCAGTACGCCGAGGAAAAGGACCGGAAAGCTGCCGCAGAAAAGGCGGCTAAGGATCTCGGTTCGGCAAACGCAAAAGCTACCGCCGAGGCCAAGAAAGGCCTATCCGAGGCGCTGGGGTTGTTCGCCAAGCTGTATGGGCAATACGACCCTGCTGCTCAAGCGGTGCGCTCCCTCACCAGAGAGCAGCAACAGCTCCAATTTGCACTGGACCGTGGCGCAATCAGCCAGAGTGAGTACAGCAAAGCATTGGCGCAGGCATCCATTAACTATGCGTCCATTGTTCAGGGGCAGGATCAGCACCTGGCCAGGCTGAAGCAGATCAACGAAGAGTACGTCAAAGGTCAAAGCCTAGCAGAGCTCTACGCTCAGAAAGCGGCAGCTACTGGTATTCAGGGGCCGGCTGGCAACATTGCCAGGACAGGTATCGACTCATCGATCAAGGATCAGATCTTTAGCGGCAAGCCGAATACCTCTGTGATTTCTGCAGAGGTCGGCGGGCCTAGCTCGGAACTGACACGCATGGCCGAGGAGAATGCTCAGCTTCAGGCGTGGTACGACCAGCGGATAGCGATGTACCAGCAGTACCGCGAACTTGAGGTGGAAAATGCTGCTCAATATGACGAGACAATTCGTCAGCTTGAGCAACAGCGTGCCGCCGATACCATGAGGAACGAGCAGGCAATGAGCATGGCTAGAATTGCCATCGCTCAGGACATGTTCAGCGACCTGACCAGTGTTGTTGGAACGTTTGCAGGCGAGCAGTCTTCTGCCTATAAGGCGATGTTTGCCGTCTCGAAGGCCGTGGCAATCGCTCAGGCTTTGATCAATGCCCCGAAAACAGCGAGTGATGCCTACTCAGCAATGGCCGGCATTCCAATCGTTGGTCCTGCACTTGGTATAGCGGCCGCTGGCGCTGCGCTCACGGCGCAGATGGCTCAGGTCGCATCTATCCGCTCAGTCAGCCTCCCTGGCTTCGCCACCGGTGGCTATGTGTCCGGCGCCGGTACCGGCACCTCCGACAGCATCATGGCTCGCCTGAGCGACGGCGAGTTCGTGGTGAATGCCGCGGCCACGAAGCGTAACAGGGCGCTGCTGGAGGCGATCAACTCGAACGAGCGGGTATCGGTGGCTGGCGGGGGTGGTTCTGTTGTTTCGACGCAGTCTTCGGCGCAGAGCGGCGGATCGCAGACCAACCAGGTAATCCATCAGGTCACCATTGAAAACTACAGCCAGAGTCAGGTGGAGACCAGGACCGATCCGGACGGGCGCCTGAGGGTGCTCGTGCAGGCCGTCAAGGAGCAGATCGCTGACGAGTTTGCCGCTGGGTACGGCCCCGTCGTTGATGCGGGCGAGGCAGCATATGGATGGAAGAGGAATCCATACTGATTATTTCTGAGTGGCATATGGCCATTTCAGATGGTTAGACTGGAAAATCCTTCATTGAGGTTTTCACATGGAACAGGAATCTTCAAAGCTTGCCCCTCTAGAGCCAATTTCGGACAACATTGACCGGGATTGGCTGCTGCAGCACCTGGTGACTCATGCCAACCGCACGCAGGATTTCACTATCCCTATAACCCTTTGGGTTGGTGGAGGCCTGATTTCCGGCATGCTTGTTTCCGGTAGTAAGTTCTTTGACGCCTACACAGAGGAAATTGTGAAAGGCGTCAAAGAAGAAGGCAAAGACGCCACGCGGAAATTCTTCCGTGAGATGGGAGGCTCTTACTACGAGCCCTCCGATAGCCCAGCGCATAACACGGCATTCATTCATCTGCTTGATGCGAAGTTCTGGAGCCCGTCCGGACAGATCCCATCGTCAAAGCATAATGGTCCTGCATGGCGCGGGCGAATTAGCCAAATCACCGGCTACAGCCTTGGCCAGCTGATGACCAGGGAGTAAACAGAAGCCCCGTTAACTCGGGGCTTTTTTATGGGCGCCATTCGGCGCAGGGCCGCAGTAAATCTCACCCAAGAGCAAGCTATGACCACTGAAACCGAAGAGGCCGAGGACGGGCCGGGCGCAGCTGTGCCCGAGCCTGTCGCACCGCCTGACGAGAAAGAGCTTCTGCAGCAAAGGCGAATGGCACGCATCGAGGAAGCGCTGGGCCTCAGCCCTCTCACCTAAACGCAAACCTCAGCTGAGGAACGGCAATGATTCAATACCCGGCAGAATTGCCACTTCCTCTTCAGGAGGGGTATGGGCTGAGCACGGTGGATCCGATGCGAGCCACCCAGATGACCACTGGGCGTACGCGGTACCGGGTCCGTCACCGCTACGTTCCTACCGAAGTGAAGGTCAACTTCAACTTCAGCCAGGAAGAGGCGGCGCTGTTCGAGGGTTGGTACGTCTGGGCCATCAACAACGGCTTCGAGTGGTTCGAGATGCAGCTGCAGACGCCGCTGGGTCTAAAAACCTACCAGGCGCACTTTAAGGGCATCTACCAAGGACCCGACCTGACGCAGATAACACGCTGGCGGTACTCGGCGGTCCTGCAGCTCAAAGAGCGCCCGGTCTACACCGAGGACCAGTACCTCGGTGCGTACTTGGGCATGCCGCTCGATCAGTTCAACGCCGGCCTGCAATCCATCCTTGAGAAATGGCACACGGAGTACTTCGGATGAGTCTGATCGAAGAGTGCTACGCCTCGGGGCGTGGGGAGTTAGTCGATACGATCGAGGCTCGGAAGGAGGGCGGCACCGTCTCGCACTGCTACTGCTCTGGCTGGGAGGATCGGGTGTGCACCACCGAGGACGGCCGGACGCTCACCTTCATCGCGATGGCCATGGACCTGGCCCTGCCCAAGAACGACAACAGTGCGTTCCAGAACCTGGTGCTGGGCCTGGACAACGTCACGGGAGAGGTGCAGGAGGTCGTTGAGGAAGCCAAGGCTGCCGACGACCGCTTCATCATCACGTTTCGACGCTATCTGGCCGAAGACCTGACATTCCCGCAGGAGCGGTACCGCATGACGCTGCTCAGCCGGGAATATGAAGACGACGTGGCCAAGCTCACCGCAGGATTCTTCGATCTGCTCAACACCAACGGTCTGCGCACCGTGCTGACCACCACCCTGGCACCTGGCCTGAAGTACCTCTAACCATGATCGAGAAATTCATGCGCGCCCCGTATCGCGAGGGTGCACGGGGGCCTATTGCCTTCGATTGCTGGGGGCTGTGCATCGCGGTGCGCCATGAGGTGTTCGGCCTGCCGCTGCTGCCCAGCCTCGGCGCCGTGGGCAAGAACAAGCTCAGGGCCAACACAAGCGCTTATCACGATCTGCGCCAAGGGATGGAGGAATGCGCCCCGGAGCCTGGGGCTATTGCTGCCGTGTTCCGCGGTTCGCTCTGCCTGCATGTTGGGGTGGTGGTTGAGAGCGAAGGGCGCCTGAAGGTGCTGGACACAAACCCCGGCGGCGCCTGCCTCCGGACGACCGGCGAGTTCGAGGCCGCCCACCCGAAAGT